GAACGCGAGCAGAGTCGCAAAGTGCAAACAGCACCTGCGCCTGCAGAGTTACCGCCGCCAGAACAGTTTGATTCAGTCGATGCGTATGCCGATGCACTAGCAACGCGCAAAGCTGAAGAGCTGCTGGTTAAGCGTGAACTCGAACGGCAGAAAATGGATCTGCTTGAAGCGTATCACGATAGGGAAGAGGAAGCCCGAGGCAAGTACGACGACTTTGAACAAGTCGCCTACAACCCAAAGCTGCCAATCTCTAACGCGATGGCCGAGACAATCCAAGCATCGGATATTGGCCCTGATATTGCGTATTACTTGGGCTCAAATCCGAAAGAAGCCGCGCGAATTGCCTCGCTGAATTCGCCCATCTTACAGGCTAAAGAAATTGGTCGAATTGAAGCAAAGATTGCTTCTGAGCCAGTTTTGAAACGAACAACGAGTGCTCCACCACCCATCGCGCCAATTTCTGGCCGAGGTTCTGGTACACCGTCTTACGATACAACTGACCCTCGTGCAATTAAAAACATGAGTACGTCAGAGTGGATTGAAGCGGATCGCCAGCGCCAGATGAAGAAGTGGGAAGCACAACGTAACCGCTAACTTTTTTAAGGACTATCATGGCAAACTCGATTCTTACCATCGACATGATCACCCGCAAGGCTCTCGAAATCCTCGAGAACAACCTGGTGCTCACTCGTAACGTTAACCGTCAATACGACGACTCTTTCGCCGTTGAAGGCGCAAAAATTGGTTCCACACTGCGTATCCGTTTACCAGATCGCGCGTTGGTAACCGACGGTGCCGCTCTGCAAGTGCAGGACGACAACGAACAATTTACCACTCTGACTGTTGCTTCGCAGAAGCACATCGGCGTGAACTTCACCTCCGCTGAACTCACCATGCAGTTGGATGACTTCGCAGAGCGTGTATTGAAGCCTCGTATTTCGCAGCTGGCTTCCAGCATCGATGCTGACGTTGCTAACGCATACAAAGCAATCGGCAACACAGTTGGCACCCCAGGCACCACCCCGTCGACTTCGCTCGTTCTGCTGCAAGCTCAGCAGAAGCTGAACGAAAACGCAGCTGTAATGTCGCCACGCTACGCAACTGTTAACCCAGCTGCTAACGCTGGTCTGGTTGAAGGCATGAAAGGTCTGTTTAACCCGACCGACACCATCAGCCGCCAGTTCAAAAACGGCATGATGGGCATGGGCGTGCTGGGCTTTGATGAAGTCAACATGTCTCAGTCGATCAAGCAACACACCAACGGCGATTGGGGTACTACCATCACCGTGACTTCGACCGTCACCACCGAAGGTCAGTCGACCCTGCCAATCAGCTTCACCGGCTCGGCCAAGACCTGGAACGTCGGCGACGTGTTCACTATCGCTAACGTGTTCGCTGTCAACCCACAAACCCGTGAGTCGACTGGTTCGCTGCAACAGTTCGTTGTGACTGCCGCTGCTACTGGCTCGTCAACTGCTACGCTGTCGATCAGCCCAGCGCTGTTCTCAGCTTCGCAAGCTCTGGCTACTGTGACTTCACTGCCTGCTTCGGGCGCGGCTGTCACTATGGTGGGTAATGCTACTGGCCAGTACGCACAGAACCTCGTCTACCACAAAGATGCGATCACTTTTGCGACCGCTGACTTGCTGATGCCACAAGGCGTTGACATGGCTTCCCGCCAAGTCCACAACGGTATTTCGATGCGTATTGTTCGTCAGTACGACATCAACAACGACCGTCTGCCTTGCCGTATCGACGTTCTGTACGGCTTTAGCACAATCCGTCCGCAAATGGCTTGCCGTATCTGGGGCTAAGCACTGGTGGGGGCTTTGGCCCCCATTAACGACTCTATTTGAAAGGAATTATCATGGCTCTTCCTAATGGCGCTGGTGGCTACCAGCTCGGCGATGGCAATCTTAACGAACCAGTTTTGGGCTATCTGCCCGCTCCGCTGACGGAGACGGGCACTTCTGCTGTTACTCTGACCGCTGCCGAAGTTACTGGCGGTATTTTGATTGCTAACCCAGGCACAACCGGCACCACCTACACAATGCCTATCGTAGTGACATCGGGTGCTACTACCGGCGTTAATGATCTGGTGTCAAGTGCAAAGGTTGGCAGCACTTTTAACTGGACAATCATTAACATCGGCACCACCACCGGCGACATCACGATGGCTGCTGGTACAGGTACTGGTTGGACAATCGTTGGTTCGCTGACTATCAACAATGAAACTTCGGCTTCGTTTGTTGCTCGTAAAACCAGCGACACAACTTGGACTCTGTATCGCACTGCCTAAAGTTAAATAGGGGGCTTCGGCCCCCGCTATTTAAAGGATAGATCATGCCTAACACCAAACCAGTAGGTGTCGCTTTTAGCGACCCCGAACTGACTTCTGGCACTACCATTACGGGCGCGACGATTGATTCAACTACAAAAGTTCAATCTAACATTCCTAGCGGCCTGACTGCTTCGCAACAAGGTGCCACCATTGCAACTACCGGAAACAGTGATGTTTTTGTTATTGCTCCCGCAGCAGGTACTTTGGCTTCGGCAGTATTTTCCGGCGTGGATGCGTTGGCTGCTAGTGATACCAACTACATTACTTTTTCAATTACCAATTTGGGAACTACTGGTGCAGGCACGGCAGCGATGTTGGCTGCCACCGACGCTAATACCACCAAATCCACAGGCGGTACTGCTTTAACCGCTAACGCTGCTCGAAACCTAACTTTGAACGGCACCGCCGCCAATTTGGTTGTAGCAGCAGGTGACCGCATTCGTATCCGTGCAGCGGCTACAGGAACTCTTGCCAATACGGTGACGTTCCCTGTATACCGTCTGAACTTTACTGTTGCGTAACTTACAGGGGCTTCGGCCCCTACTTAATCTATGACTATTTACTTACGACACCCTGTTCACGGCACCAAAGTCGCAGTTATGGCAATGGAAGCCGAATACGATGAACAAAACGGTTGGGAGCGGTATGATCCTAACGCGGTAGAGGAAGTTGAAGAAGTAGCGCCTGAAGAAACGGTCGCTGAAGTAGCGCCGTCTAACGAACTAGAAGTCAAACGTCGTCGCGGGCGTCCATCAGCAGCGGCGGCAGCATAAAGGGGGTAATTATGGCCACTACTGCTGGCGATCAAATTAACCGAGCGTTGCGGTTGCTGGGTGTGCTGGCAGAGGGTGAAACTTCTTCTGCATCGGTAATGCAAGACGGCCTGACCGCCTTGAATCAGATGATTGATTCATGGAACACTGAGCGTTTGGCCGTGTTTTGTACGGAAGACCAAGTTTTTCTGTGGCCACCCAACGAAATTACACGCACGCTGGGGCCAACGGGCAACTTTGTTGGCAATCGCCCTGTTCTGATTGACGATGCGACTTATTTCCGCGACCCGCAGACCAACGTCTCGTACGGCATCAAGCTGATCAACCAGCAGCAGTACAACGGCATTGCGGTCAAGACGGTGACCAGCACGTACCCGCAAGTGATGTTTGTGAACAATACGTTCCCTGACATTACCATGACCATCTACCCAAAGCCCACGCGGGTTTTGGAGTGGCATTTTGTGTCGGTGCAACAGTTGACTGCCCCTGCTACTTTGGCAACCAACTTGACTTTTCCGCCAGGCTATCTGCGGGCGTTTGTCTACAATCTGGCAATGGAGTTTGCGCCTGAATTTGGCGTTGAACCGTCGCCTCAAGTTGTGCGGATTGCGATGACGTCCAAACGCAACCTGAAGCGCATCAACAACCCAGATGACGTGATGTCCATGCCGTACTCGTTGGTTGCAACGCATCAGCGGTATAACATTTACGCAGGTAACTTCTAAACCGTGAAGACGCCCATTCTCGGATCGACTTACGTCGCCCGCAGCACCAACGCTGCGGACTCGCGTATGGTCAATTTGTTTGCCGAGATTGTGCCTGAAGGCGGCAAGGAACCTGCCTTTTTGCAGCGCGCGCCGGGATTGCGTTTGTTGGCAACCGTAGGGTTTGGCCCGATCCGTGGGCTATGGTCGTTCGGCAATTACGGCTACGTGGTGTCCGGCAACAGTTTGTATAAGCTCGACACCGCATACACGGCTACATTGCTAGGTACGATTGCAGGCACTGGGCCAGTTTCTATGGCGGATAACGGCACGCAGCTATTTGTCGCGGCTAATCCAAACGGCTACATTTACAACGCGACAACTAATGTGTTCCAGCAAATTACCGACCCAGATTTTCCTGGCGCGGTAACGGTTGGGTTTATTGACGGCTATTTTGTGTTCAACGAACCCAACAGCCAAAAGTTGTGGATTACCAGCCTGTTGGATGGTTTATCCGTTGACCCGCTAGATTTTGCCAGTGCCGAAGGCGCGCCAGATAACATTGTCAGCATTATTGTTGACCACCGCGAAATCTGGGTGTTTGGCACCAACAGCACGGAAGTCTGGTACGACGCAGGTACAGCTGCCTTCCCGCTGCAGCGCATCCAAGGGGCGTTTAACGAGATCGGTTGCGCAGCTGCCTATTCGGTGGCTAAGATGGACAACAGCGTATTTTGGCTAGGCGCCGACGCCCGTGGCCGAGGCGTTGTGTACCGCGCCAACGGTTACAGTGGCCAACGTATCTCCACCCATGCGGTGGAATGGCACATCCAACAGTACGGCAACTTGGCTGACGCGATTGGCTATACCTATCAGCAAGACGGCCATAGTTTTTACGTGCTGATCTTTCCTCAAGCCAATACGACGTGGGTCTACGACGCTTCGACGCAGGCATGGCATGAGCGGGCAGGCTGGTCTAATGGATTGTTTACCCGCCACCGCAGTAACTGCCAAATGGCGTTTAACAATGAAATAATCGTAGGCGATTTTGAAAACGGCAACATTTATGCGTTTGATTTGGATGTCTACGCCGACAACGGGCAAATACAGAAATGGCTGCGCTCATGGCGCGCGCTGCCTACCGGGCAGAACAATCTAAAGCGTACCGCGCACCACGCGTTGCAGTTAGATTGTGAAGTAGGTGCAGCATTCCCTACGGCTGTTGTTAGCACAACGGCTACTACACCAAGTACTGGAACTAAAACTTTTACTATTAGCCTTACAGCTAATCTTACGGCATTTGTCGTCGGCGCGCCCGTTGAAATTCTTTACGCCAACGATCCTACTGAATTTATGCGCGGGACTGTAACCTCATTAAACGGAACTACTATGGTGGTTTCAGTTAACAGTGCTAACGGATCTACTTCTAGGTCACTTTGGCAAATAGCCCTCTTATCTGATTATCCGCAAGTCATGTTGCGTTGGTCGGATGACGGCGGCCATACGTGGTCTAACTACCATACGGCCAGCATCGGCAAAATCGGCGAGTATTACCGCCGAGTGTTCTGGCGCCGACTAGGCATGACCTTGAAGCTGCGTGACCGCGTGTACGAACTGTCCATGACTGACCCCGTCAAAATCGCGGTAATGGGCGCTGAGTTACAGATCAGCGGCACGAATGCCTAGCCCACCAAACATAACCAATATCACGCCACCGCGCGTGCCGCTGATCGATGAGCGGACGGGGTTGATTGCGCGAGAGTGGTATCGGTTCTTCCTCAACCTGTTTAATTTGGCAGGTGGAGGATCTAACACCACGTCGCTGACAGACTTGCAGCTAGGGCCACCCACGCCGCAACAAGAAGATTTGGTCGACATCGTTATTGATGTTGAGGCGACCAAAATTCAGCCGACGGAAGAGTCGGCCAATGAGCAGATTGCGGAGCTGCAAAAGCAAGTTGAAGCATTAGCAGTAATGCCTTTGACTAGCTGGGTGCTATCCGAACTTGCCGAACTACAAGCTCAAATTGACGGACTGTTAGCTGCGTCTATCCCGCCGGTTAATTTTTTAACCAACGGGGCTTCTATTTTGTACGGCGACAATTTAGGTGGGTTTAGTAATGTTGCTATAGGGTCGGGCATATCGTTTAGCGGCGGCACATTAAGTGCTACGGGTAGCGGCGGCACAGTAACTGCTGTTACGGGTACCGCACCTGTAGTATCGTCAGGGGGCACAACCCCAGCGATTAGTATGCCCAAGGCTACCGGCAGCGTTGATGGCTATCTTAGTTCGACCGATTGGACTACGTTTAACAGCAAACAACCTGCGGGCACGTATGTGACATCCGTTGGTGGTACCGCGCCTATTACTTCGTCAGGCGGCACCACGCCGACTATTGGCGTTACTGCCGCCGCGTTAACAAAAACTGATGATACTAACGTTACGTTAACACTTGGTGGTTCGCCGACTACAGCTTTATTAGCTGCCACATCTTTAACTTTAGGTTGGACGGGTCAACTTTCTGCGGCTCGCGGAGGCACAGGTACAGGTACTTATGCCGTTGGCGACATTCTTTACGCTGATACAACTAGCACGCTTGCCAAACTTGCTGATGTCGCTACAGGCAATGCGTTAATTTCAGGCGGCATTGGAGTTGCGCCAAGCTACGGCAAAATTGGTCTTACGACGCATGTATCGGGCGTGTTGCCGACTGCAAATGGCGGTACAAATTTATCGTCATTTACGGCTAACGGTATTGTCTACGCTAGCAGCATTAGCGCATTAGCCACAGGATCGGCGCTAACGTTTGACGGTACTAATTTTAGTACGACTGGAACCGCATCAGCAACCAAGTTAATTCCTACGGGCGGCACAGCTACAGGCAACGGGATGTATTTGCCTGCTGCGAATGAGCTTGCAATTAGTACCGCAGGACTCCAACGGGTTTATCTGACCAGTAACGGAAATATGCGTCTTAATTCGACGGCAAATGCTGGCAGCAATGGCACGGGTTTAGCAATTTATGCTTCTGATTTTCCAAGAATGACTTTAAGAAATTCAACCACAGGAGATACTACTGGTGATGGCTTTCAGATGTATATGGTTGGTAATGATGTATACCATAACTTGGTTGAGTCTGGCTTTCAAGCGTGGTTTACATCTAACGCAGAACGAATGCGTATTACCAGCGTTGGCAATTTAAAAATAGGCGGTACAGCAGACAGAGCAACAACAGAAGGAACCAATCAACTTGTATTGTTTAACGGCACTGCGCCTGTTGGAACGCTAACTAACGGTGTGTCGTTTTATTCTGCCGCAGGTGAAGCTAGAGTAATGGACGCAGCGGGTAACTCAACCCTGCTTTCTCCGCACGATCAGGCAACAAATGAGTGGATATTCCATTCAAAGCATACGCCAAGCGGCAAAGTGTTACGAATCGACGTTGAAAAGATGTTGCGGTTTATTAACGACCATTTTGGTTTGGACATGATTCAAGAATTTACGGAAGAATAAATGGCAACAACATTTAACTGGCAAGTAACCGCAATGGACTGCTCAACCACAGAGCAGAACCCTCATACCGTCATCGCGTGCCACTGGACTTGTTCTGGTACAGATGGCATTTACAACGCATCGGTTTATTCAACTTGTTCTGTGCTTTCGCTTAAAGACACATTTACTCCTTACGACAACTTAACTCAAGAACAAGTGCTTGGCTGGATATGGGCTAACGGTGTAGATAAAGACTCAATTGAAGCAACAGTACAACGACAAATAGACAGCCAAATTAATCCGCCAGTCGTAACATTACCGCTGCCTTGGAGTACAGACAACAAAGTTTGAGTTAAACCAAAACGAGGCCGATTTTGTATCACAATTAATCGGCAAACAGGATTAGAAAGGTCTTAAATTATGCCAACTGTTTATCTTTCACTTTTTGCGGGTGCTGGCGCACAATTTTTAGACAATTCCGGCAATGTATTGACGGGCGGGAAGGTCTATTCATACCAAGCAGGAACGACCACTCCGTTAGCCACATATACAACTTCCGCAGGCAATATAGCTCACCCCAATCCAATAATTTTGGATTCCGCAGGCCGCGTGCCTAGCGGTGAAATTTGGCTGGTTGAAAACACGCTATATAAATTTGTTCTGGCTACAGCGAATGACGTTCTTATTGGCACCTACGACAACATCAGTAGCAATAACACATCTTTTCCTACTTTTATAGTTGATTTAGCTAATACATCTAATCCCGCCAAAGGCGACGCATTAGTTGGATTTAGGCAATCAAATAGCAGTGGAAATTTAACCGGTTCGGTTGGCCGTACAGTTCATCAAAAATTTCAAGAAATTATTAGCGTTAAAGACTTTGGTGCGGTTGGTGATGGTGTGACCAACGATACGGATGCTTTTGCGGCGGCGGCCGCAGCAATTAACGCTGCTGGTGGGGGTAAATTAATTATTCCTGCTGGTACTTATATTGTGGGAAAACAAACTCTTGCTGGAGCTACTGGGCTTGGGTATTCTTATCTTGCTGCTGACCTATTAAAAATTACAAATTGCACAAAGTCGGTAATTATTGAAGGTAATGGCGCAATTTTGAAAGCTGCAAACGGTTTGAAGTTTGGGTCTTTTGATCCTGTAACCGGCAATGTATACAATCCACCTTCGCTGCCATTTACCGATTATGATTATAGAGCTAATACATATTGGGGTATGTTGGAATTTGTTGATAATTCCGGCGGGATTGAAATTTATGATTTGGAGCTTGATGGAAATATAGGCAATACAGTTGTAGGCGGTTTTTGGGGTGATGTAGGTCGCCAATGTGCAGGTAATGGTATTCGCGCATATGGCAACGCTAATTTTTTAGCAAAAAATATTTACACTCACCATCATTGTTTGGATGGAATAGGTATTGGATATACCGGTTTAACAGAAAATCAACCAACATATCCACATAGTCTTATAAATGTTAGGTCTGAGTATAACGCGAGGCAAGGTTTGTCGTGGGTCGGCGGTAATAATCTAACGGCTATTGGATGTTCGTTTTCGTATACTGGCCGTGCTGTCTTTGCTTCACCGCCAAGTGCGGGTGTGGATGTTGAGGCTGAGTTATCTATTACGCGCAATGGTTCTTTCACTAATTGCCAAATGGTAGCTAACGTTGGCGTGGGCGTATTAGCAGAAAGTGGAGATAATGCTTTTTCAAATTTTCACGATTGTAAAATTATTGGTACAACAACTTGGTCTGTATGGCCTAATAAACCGTATTTTTCGTTTTCCGACTGTTTAATTGTTGGGGCGGCGACAAATGCGTATGGCTCTACTACAAACCCAGGTGAAGCAACTAAATTTACACGGTGTTTATTTACTAATAATCCAGCATATTCTGCTACGGCGTATACACCATCACCAACTACTGGATTGATTAACTTTGGCGGCAGTTCTCAAAACGCATTAATGTTTGAATGCACTTTTGAAGCAAGTCGTTCTGGCGTTGGTGATGTTAGGTCAACTATTTTAGATAGTTGCACAATTATTCAAAAAGCAGGGACAGATTATCTTAGTAGCGGCAGCAATTTTTTAATTGCTTTTGCTTCAACCATTAAAGATTGCACTTTTGTAGATGGAATTACAGTTAACGTGCCAGCGTCGCCGTACTTTATTAATATTACTCTTGCCACCACACTTTTTCTTGGGAAAAACACTTTTCCGTCCAGCGGAAATTTACGGGTTTTTTCGCCCACACAGCCAAATCAAGTTGATTTAGCTCAAAGTGCTAGGCGCCCGTTTGGTTCCATTATGTTGGCAGAAGTTTTTGAATCTGTTACGCAAAATAAAAAATTAATTGCTTTTGGTTCAGCCGTTCCTACTACGGGGGATTACAACCAAGGTGATATTATTTTTAATAATGCCCCAACAGCAGGGGGTTTTGTTGGGTGGGTATGCGTTACTTCGGGAACTCCCGGGACTTGGAAAACTTTTGGTGTAATTAGCGTGTAAAAATGAAATTAACCAATATTATTGCTTTTGTTGTTAACCCTTTGCGGGATGTGCCTGTTGATAAACAGGGGCATTTTATTATCGGGCTGATTGCTTACATGGCGTTTCATTTTGTTGAGATTGC